TTTGCCAGGCTGCATTAGCCGGATCACTTGCGAATTCTACGATCGACGGCAACCGGTTATCACCATGCTGCTGCTCGGTCGGTAGACGGATCATACGGCTTAAGACGCAGACCCGTGTACATGAACTTACCGTTTATGAGTTTCGGCTCACAGTTGCGTACGTTTAAGACATTGTTAATGGTCTCTTTCAGACGATCCACAAAACGCGGCTTGGCAGCATTTTTATATCCGTTTGCCTTGCAGAAGTTCACATACGATGCGTACAGTTCGCTATATGCGTTTTTAACGAATAAGCCGCGCTCGCTTTCATCCGTGGATGGCCGATAAGCACCGGATCCAATTACACAGGAACTACCAGGCGAATACAGAGTGCACTCAGCCAGCCAAGCAACAATAGGATTGTTGTAAATCAGAGCGTCAAAGTTAGTGAGATTCATGCTCGGCGCGTGCTTGACCGGGTTACCCAGCACATCCCGCATTTGCTCGAAACTAAGGCTGAGTGCCCAGTTCACAATGCCTGGCAGCTCATCTACAAATACACCTTCAATTCGATCTTCGTAAACATTGATCAGATCACGCCGTTGTGATGCAGGAACAACTTTGTCCATTACCAGCGTCAAACGACGCCTTTCCAGACCACTACTGGTATCCGAGCTGGCAATGTGTTCGTTTGATGCCATACAAACCAAACATTGAGGTTTGAAATTAATTGTTTCTTTCCCGTACTTTCTTTCAGCACGCAGAGTATCTGAGGCTGATGTAATTTTCTTCAGGGTGTCCATACGCTTCGAGTAGTTAGCTTCGTCAGTCAACAAAGCCAACCGTTTGCCGATGAGGTTGTACCCCTCAAAGCGACTCGTTTCCAGCAGTTCCAAACTTGTGGTGTGAGTGCCCTGGAATCCAGCCAGTGCAATCAAAACCTGCTGCAGCGTGGATTTACCTGTTCCACCAGGACCAACCAAGTGAAGGAATCGCTCACTTGTCGTGTGCCCGGTCAGAACGGCACGGCAGAAAGCTTGTACGACAATCGCTTTATCGCGACCGATTGCACTATCTAGCCACTGAACAAAATTAGGGCACAGTTTAGAGGCGTCGAAATCAAACCCTAACTTTGTACGGAAGTACAGTTCTTTGTGTGCGCCCGGTAAAAACTTGCCGGTTTTTGTTTCGTAGACCCCATTGCTGAATGGGATGAAACCTTTACCAGCATCCCAAATACTTTCGCGACCGCCTCGCAGCGAGCGCAAGAACTTACCCTTAAGAATGTGGTAAACAGATGTGACCGTCCCTGAACCGTAGCGAGGCAGGATACCCGAGTGCACAAACGTATCTAGAGCATTAATGATGCGCCGTTTGATGTGCTGCTCATCCTGCAGATACCAAACGTCTTCATCATCGTCATAGATAAAAAATTCATCTAAGAGGCTGTCGTAAAGGAAGACCTCTTGGAAATTCTTGTAGATAATATCTGCTACATCGTTCTCAGAAAACTCTTTCTTGTTTTTCTGAAGGGACACCAGTTGGGTCGGCGTGTCTGGCGTGGGGTGCGTCATTACAGGTTCAGGTTCTTTTTGTTGTTCTTTTTGTTTTGGTTCTTTTGTTGCAACTTCAGTAAGCGAAGAAAAATCGAGAACTGAGTTGACTTGACGTTGTTGTTTTTCTTTTAGTTGATCTCTGAGTTGTGCAGGGCACTTCTCCTCAAAGAGTTCTTTGTTTTGCTTGCGGATTTTCAACCAGGCAGCCAGCTCACCTGTATCAGCAGCCAAGGTGATGGCTGGTCTGCAGGTGTCTGGGTCTTGGATGCTTCCGAGAATGCGGTCGAATTTACCGTCTAGTGTGCTGTCGTAGTCATAGATATTATAGAACGCACGACGTGCTGCGGTCAAGGGGCTTTCGTTTGGCTTGATCCCTGCAGCTTGAAGCCAATTACTCCAACCGATCAGCTCTTTGAGCAACGCTGCCATGGCGCTGGAGCGATCTTCGACTTCGCCACCATCGAAGATTTCCCTTGAAGTCCAATTCAGTAAGTCAACTAAATCAACGCCCTCATCGGAGACCTCAATATCGAGCGTGGATTCATCAGCTAAACCTTGGACTTCAAGTTCCTCATGATTCGCCAACCAGAACTTATAGTATTCAGCAATTTCATTAGCCGGTATAAACTTATCTGTTACGCAGATTTTTTCCACTTTCATCTTTTGCCCCATAGAACAAGTTCGGTACTTGTTGGGCTCTCCTATCATGTCCAGGAATAGATTCAGCGACTTTTTTAGTTAGCCACTGATAAAAGTCTGGATCGGTTATCGGTGTTTCTAACCCGAATACCAATCGGAATCTGGGCCAATCGTCTGTATGCGTTGGCGATTTATATGCGACCGATAAATACTTTTTGCAGATGGGAAGTTCTAATGCTTCCTCAATAGTTAGTTCTTGCTTTTGAATTTTATTTCCTTCTGCGTCTTTACCATCTGCCTGATTATCGATGTCGATAATGATCAGACCCGCTTGGATGCACCCGGTTCCGTTGCGGCGCCTTTCACCGTTCTGCAGATGCCACGCACACAGACCGTATTTCTTGCCGACGGCTTCATAGATCTGTTCAGCCGTAAGTGTCTCAGCTGTCCAGTTCTGATTGAATGCTAAGAAATTGCCGCCTGCAGCAATCTTGCCAGTCAGCGGATTCAGGGCATCAACGACCTTTCGATTGAGCGAGGCAACGAAGTCCAACGGCAAACCAGGCGTGGTGACGAGGTATTATGGCAAAGATCACGCGCTCTAAACATAAAGATGCGCTGAAATTTTGACCCAGCTTTCTGGGTTAGTTAAAGCTGAGTATAAAACTTATTCAGCAGTTCTAACCACTGATCTTCGTGTTTTTGAATTTCATTTTCTCCGAAAGTAAACACTTGAACGGAGAAGTCTGGAATCGCCGTAGAAACAATAATTTGAGTCTTATCGATTTTTATATCTAAGCAGCGCTCGGCTGCCAGTTTGTAAGCGGCTAGTTGAAGTTGAGTTTTTTTGAGTTTAAATACTCCGGAGATTAAAGCTTTTCTGAGTTTGTCTTCTATCTCGATTTTAGTGCTCGGGAACTTGTAGGAGTAAGGCCCTAGCGAAGTTTTGAAATCTCCGAGAATAACCTGACCGTTATTGTCCTTGTAGATAATATCGCAACAACCGGCGTATCCCTGATCCTTTTGTTCGTCATACCAATGGATCCGACCTACACCATCGTCTCCCACATATTTGTTCCACTGCGGTTGGTTGAAAGGTTTTTCAGACCACAGAACTTGACCGCCCTCCAGAAGCTCATCAAGTTTTTGAGGCATGTCATCCCAGTAGCCTTTGTATTCGTTAGGGGGCGCTACAACTAATCCTTTCAGATAATTTTCTACTGCGTTGTGAATCCATGTTCCGCGTTCTGCGGCTTTCTCCATTACTCCAGGATTCATGACATTCCAAGCCGCCATCTTCCTTTGAGATTCTTCGGACTGCGTGGCCGATAGAACACTCGTTACTGAAGGCAGCGGCTTAGAGACACCATGGCAGTTGTAATGGCGCAGTCCGCTTATAGTTACTCTTGTTGAAGACACAACGCTATATTTGTTTGTTTCAGTATACAGATATTGTCAATCTATGCGATTGAGATGTGCAGTGTTTGAATAATCATCATCGTCATCATCCTCTTCTGAGTCCTCATCTTCGTCTACGAAAAATTCGGCGCACTGGTAATCGAATTGCTTGTTACGATTCTCCAGATCTTTATGGAGACAGAGAGCCGCTGAATAGCTTTCAGTAACGATGTCAGCGCACTCCTCGGCGCTGCGTGGATTGCCGTCCAGCCCTACGCACTCAGTTAGCAATTGATTTGAAATCATTAAAGCCGTTTGTCGCTCTAGTAATTCCAGAATGCGATCAAGTCTTTTTACGTATGTCGTCTGAAATTTTGCTCATGGTAGTTGCAGGGGCGGCAAGGCGCTAGGGCGGTTCCAATTTATAGAAAAACTCAGGTTTGGCCCGTCTATCCAGCCGTGTTCGAAGATGAACCAGGCACTTGTTACCGAATCCTTAGTGCCACCAAGTGCACGAAATTGTGGGCGAGGGGAGAAGACTATGATATCGCTGAGCTTATATGTGGTAAGGAAGTTTCTACGTGACTCTACGGGCTCTAAAAACGAAAGCCTATCGAGAATAATTAAACCTTTCCGCGCTGTTTGCATTCCGTAATCCAGCACGTAATTTTTAAGCTCTTTAAGTCCTATAGATATACAGACTACCCAGTCGTAATTCTGATCACGCTGCTGTACCCACCAGATTGGATCTACAATCGAACTGTCGTCACTAAACGCATTTATGTTCTTAAAACCTTTCTGAGTTAACTGATCGGCCATGATTCGCTGTGGATCATACGGGCAGAGGATCTTGGCGTCTTTGTTGACTCGCTTGGATTTAATCAACTCATCTAAGACCGGACCTGGGACTGTGTAAAAATCAGCCATCACGTGAGCTAATGCTCATGAAGTGTAGTGGTTTTTCCGGTCAACGCAAGGGCTTCTCATTAGACTTATTCTGTATCGTTCTGAAGTCATGCCCCTTACAGATTGGCTGGATACGGAACAGGAGTTTACGCATCATAAGTTGATGATGCACGCCGATGATGCGGATAAAAAAGATTTACTTAAGGTTATCGATATGGCGCACAAGAATTATCTTATTTATCATAAATTATTTCGTAATCTTTTGCGTTACTGCGCTCAGAATGGATTACATCCACCAGAGCTTACTGAGCTTTTAGGACCCACACAGGCCGTCCATCCAGAGCTACAAGACTAAAGCCAAATCGTTTCATGTAACGCGGTATCGCGTGTCGGCGTAGATCAGCCGGATCGATCATCACCCAATCGCCTTTGGGTACTTGGTTCAATAGTTTTTTAAATAGAGAAACAGCTGAAAAAATCGCACCGGTCGGCGTGGGCGCAGGAGTTACACCTTCGACGCGACGCGACCGCTTGTTTTCTCTTGCTTGATACCAGTCGTTACTGGCTCTTTTTGATTTACATACAACCATACCTGCGTTCCATACTTTTTCATCGTATACAGATAAATAGACCGACACATAGTGCCGGCCTACTTTTGTTCTTGCTGTTTTATCGCTCTTTCTTAACGTGCTTCTCATTTAATTATCTGTAAAGCTCAGGAATATTTTTACTGAATTGGCCTGAAAGGATATCCGCTATGGTTCTTTGCACCTGAGCATTTTTAGCAGCTTTATCGCGTTGTTTCTTAGCTTCGTATTCTCTTTTGGCGTAGTCCATTAGCGAGAATTCCCATTTCCCGGAAGTGGGCGTAGCTTGCGGACGGCTCACAGATGCAGCCGCAGGAGCAGCAGCTCGAACAGGAGCTGGGGTTACGGGAGCCTGACGTGCTGCAGCCGCCGCAACTTGCTGCGGAGCCGGCGTGGGCTGCGCTTCCGAACGACTCAGATAGCTTTCAATTGCCTCGGCTGACTGGTAACCGTAACGGGGATCAACTTTACCGAGATTCCACTTAGTTACGAACCGACCTTGTTCAGGATCGTAGACAGCTTTGGCTTCACCTAGGACTTCGCTGTAATCGCCACCTTTTGCGGCAACAGCACCGCCGGCTTGCACAGAAGGCGCCATTGCTTTGATCCCTTCCAGTTCTTTAACGAACTGTTCTTGGTTCAACGAACCCGGAACAACAGCGCCAAGCATCATGCGGTCACGCCCCATGGCGCGTCGCAAATTAGCTGCCAACATTTCCTCGCGTCCGGCAATCGGCGGTTCAGGGCGCTGCCCAGTTTGTGCCGGAATGTCAGCAGGGGTCACAGCTTGGACCGGCTCAGCCGACGTGGGGTATCCAAGCTTTGCCCGGTTGCGTTCTTCAAGGGCGCGTTGAATCGCCTGCTCCCGGAAATAGGCGGCAAGAGTTTCGGTGTCATCGCCACCAGAAGCGTATTGCTGCCACGAATAGTTCTGATTGGGAGCCATTTAACTATGTAGCCTTTCTCTAAGTATAAAAGAAAAGGGCCTTTCGGCCCCCGTTAACTTAGAGATCAGAACTCGATTCCTAGTTTTTCAGCTTGTTCTTTTGTGAGCTGAACTGCTTTCTTTGCACTAGGAGGTTCTGATTTGACTTCGACTACCTCTTGCTTCGCTTGTTTTGCAGGAGCAGATGCGTTGTAATCCTGCGCTTCAGGCAACGCAGCAACAGCCCGCGTGGCAGCAAAAGTAGCTTTGATCTCGCTGTGATCGCTACCCAAGGGCAGCTCTACAAGATCTCCACCAGGAATTGAGGATGCAAGAGCGTTCGAAACATTGATTCCGCCCTCGGATTTCATCCAAGCGAGCACATCCTCAACCAACTTTTTTTCCTCATCCGAATCGGCAGGGCGATCACGGAATTCCAGAGTGTTGAAGTTGATTTTGGCTCCATCCGCACCGGTCATGGGATCACGCTCATTGAAGCTGCGTTGCGCAAACTTTGTTGAGGTGATTACTGATGCGCAATTGATTCGGTTGTTATACAGGGTTTGGAAATAAGCCAGGAAGTTTTTCTGACTTGTTTTTCCTGAGATGATCGCGCTGGTAACGCACCGTGGAGGAAGCAAACGATGCTTCGGAGTCACACCAATGAAGGCGATACGAAGAAACTCTTCCTCTTTGCGCATTCCGAGGTTCCCGTAGAAAGGAGTAAACCCGAGAAGAATGAACTCAAGAGGGATACCGTTGTTGTTGCTATCCGAGATTGTTGCGTCAGGGTCAACGTCAGATTTCCAAACACGAGATTGGAGATCAATGCGCAGAGTGTGAGGCGGGATGTTGCAGAGAATTTGATCCTCAGCAAAATCGCTAGCGACGAAAGCCATGAGTAGTTAGGCGGCAGAAATCAAAGTTTGAAGTCGATCGAACCAATAGCAGCGGAAGACACCTTTCCTTTTTCAGGATCAGCAGCTTTTTTAGGCGTTTGTTTTTTCGACTTGGGAAGGTAGAGAACCTTTTCCAAGTTGTAGTTTAGATATCGCTTGGTGTCCTTTTCAGTGGATGAAACTTTTCCTAAAGCAATAGTGGGAGTTCCAGGTGCTAATTCGCTCAGTTGATGACTGAGTTCATTCCATGCTGTGATCTTGAACCACTGAGTTTCTTCGTTCTCATCCGACCAAGCCAGAGACCGGTTGGTGACAATGTTGTCGTTAACTTCAACTTTGTCAGTCGCAGGTCCAAGTCCCCCCGTGGCAATAAATAGATTCATCGCCAAGAGATCGTCAAAGTTTTCAGATGTGACAACCAGCATGGGCTGCATGATTAGCACATTGTCGGGGGTTGTCTTGCAAGGACCGATTGCAAGAACTGTTTGATCTACATCGAGCTTTTCGATGAGCTTTCCAACGTAGTGTTTTTCGTCTTGGATGAGTTGGACTTTAGTTGCGATGCGGGCATCGCTATTAGGGAGAGCTTCAGCCAGAACATTGATTCGGCCATCATCTGTTTGAGGTTTGTCCGTAATGCGTAGACCCAGAACGAAAACGTTCATCGGATAACTTCCTGTAAATGGTTGAGCGGTGGACGTTGAGCGCCCTAGCGATGGCCGGAACGCCGACGCCAGAGCGAAGAAAGCTTAAGAGAAGTTGCTCGTCCGCGCCACCTAATTTGGAATTTTTTTCTTTTCGATATTGAAAATGATATGGGTTTACGCACTTAGGGTTTCCACAAGACATTTTAATGACAACATCTGATCTATCGATATCTAAGTATTTCAGAAATAAAGGTCGAATGTAAAACCTCGATTTGAATATGTACAAGCAAGGATTTTTATTCGTGTAGCTGCCATTCCATTCACTGCAGTTTTTTGAATCGAAGTTACTTGTCGCAAGTTTGAGAAAGAACTCCGAAAGAACTTGATGGGCTTGGTGATTCAGACCATATTGCAAATGAAACTGCTGACAATCAAAGGCCCTCGCGATATCGAGAGCCTGCGCCTGCGCGTGGTTTGAATTCATTAGCCTCAAGATTTATAGTTACTTTCGCATCGTCAAACGCATATTGAGCGTTATAGTGATCCATGTTTGTATTATTTTATTCTTGTTTTAACTGGTCTTTATTTTTTATTTTTCTTCTCCATAGGTTCATGACGTAATTTGCGTATCTTCCCAGAAACGCATCACTGTGTGACCTCTGCGAATCACCGAATCAAGAACCTTTAGTTCGATCATCGCGGCTTCGTACGTGTTGAAAACTTTTGCGTTTCCTCGATCCGCGCTAAGCGATATGATCTCCTTTTTGTCTGACGGTTCGCAGACATACATCTTGTGCGGGCTGACAATTACCCACCTTTCGCGGAATCTTAGGCGCATTGAGGAATCACTTAGTTCGGCAAGCTCTGCTTCGGTGAAAAGCTTTTTCGGTCTTACTTTAGTTACAATCGGTGCTTTTTTAGTAAGCTTTTTCTTTTCTGTCTTTCGCAATAGCTTTTCAAGTTTGCGTGCCGCATTAGCTGCCGTCAAGGGGCTGGGATACACCTCGACCGTAAAGTGCAATTCTGATTCCGTAAGGCAATAACCACGATAATTTTTATCTAGTTTTACGGCACCAATCGGTTTTTCTTCCGTAATTTTCACCGTGACATATGGCGCTTCCGTGGCGATTTGTTTGCTGGGCATGAGGCATCAGATTTGTCCCAGCATATTAGCCCTTGATTTATTACTTATCCGCCCAAGAGTCTCCGATTGATGGATCAGCTTCTACTTTTGTCAGCTTGAAAACTGCATCCCCTGCGCTGAGCATGATCGTCTGTAATTTTTTTGCCCACTCCTCTGCTAGTTCTTCCCGCACTTCCAAAACCAGTTCATCATGAATACAAGCTACTAAACGCACATCGTCATTCAGATGCTCACTTAAATTACTTATGGCTATTTTCAAAATGTCAGCGCCTGTACCTTGAATCAGCGTGTTCGCGCTGGCGGTCAGCTTTGCGTCGTCATAGCTCAAGAGTCTCCGCCGCCCACAAGCTGTCCTGATGTAGGCCCAACCGTCTTCGACAATCGCTGCTCGTTCGCGGTGCCAAGCCCGCAGACGCGGATACGCGCTGTGGAATTGAGCGTGCATTATTTTTGATTCCGATGCAGTCAGTTGCAACCCGTAGCTCGCTGCAGCGTACGTTTTATATTTTTTAGCACCCATTCCATAGATAAACCCAAAGTTAGCTCCTTTAGCTTGCTGTCTATCTTCTTTTGTTACTTCATCAATCGACTTGTGAGAAATCAAACTTGCTGTAAGCGTATGCAAATCAATATCGTTATTGAAGGCATGTTGCATTTGCTGGATGTTCGCGAGTTCTGCCAGCAAGCGAAGTTCGATTTGGCTGTAGTCCGAGATGACAAGCTTGAATCCTTTCTCCGCAACAAAACACTCCCGGTACTCTTTAGCCCTGGGAACTTGTTGGATGTTGATGGCAAAAACTGATTTTTTTGCTTTTTTAGATTCGCGAGGGGCACCGTTGCAGGTGAATCGTCCCGAATTTGCCCCGTACTGGTTGTATTGGCTGTGAATACGACGTGTGATGGGGTTTATGTTCGTCAGTAATTTTTCACAGTGCTCTAAGTTAGTCTCAATTTTTACACGCTCCCTGTACAGATTTAATGTTGGATCGGAGCTGTCGAATTCACTGAGTGCGATTTGGCTGAGAGTCGGTTTCTTTGTGATCGCATCCCTTGGGACTTCAATACCGCACAAAGTAAAAGCTTTGATAACCTGCGTTGTCGAGCCTGGGTTAAATTCTTTCTTCGCGTTTTTACCGACTGCGATGGTGCCGTCGATTGTTCTGGGGAGCTTGGCATCTTCAGGTAAACGTGCATCCAGCTCGCTAACAAACTGAAGCGTTTTCGTTTCTAGTTCTACTTCAACTTTCGCTTTAAGTTCGGTGAGTTTTAAAACATCGACAGCAAAACCCTTGTGGCACATGAGTGCAACGGGTCGAATGCACTTTGATTCGATGCTGTAAATACCCATTAAATTTTCTTCCTGCAGTTCCTTTATCTGATCTCTTGCAATTTTTGGCAGCACTAAAACGTCCGTCGCGCCGTACTCAAGCTGGGCTCGATCCAGAATCTGTGCGCCCCAGTCTGATGTCTGTAAATTTTTATCTAGTTCAACCCCTAGCCGACGTTCGGCAACTGCCTTTAGACCACAGGACACATCAGCGAAATATTTCTTTTTTGTCTGCGGGGTAATCCGTTGTTCCTTGAATCCAGCTCGCTAGAGTGCGTTCAGCTAGATAAGTACAGAACAGCTTGCCTTTAAACTCAATCCCTTCACTCAGCAAAAACTGGTAATCGAAGTTCCAGTTATGCGCTATAAGCGTGTCGCGTGATTCTATGAATGCCCGCAGTGGTGCTTTATCACCGATGTTCCACAGGTCAAAGATATATACGTCTTCTGGCTCGGCCACTTCGGCGCTACACAGCTGCAGCAAACGGCAGCTTGCTATCCGAGCATCCAGTCCCGTTGTCTCCGTATCCAAGGCCAGCTTTGTCACGTCCTTAAGTTCCGCGAGGAACTCCAGCTGCGCCTCGTGGGATTCAGCGAAATGGATTTTCACGATAAACTGTGATGCTTGATAATGTTAGATGCTTTCTATGAATAAGCAAGACCTCAACTGAGTCTAATCAGTCTCATACATGGACTTCAGGACCACCTTGATCGCAGCGTCCGCTTCATCGAGGAAATCCATGTGATTGCCAAATTCATAAGCTAAATCGTCACGAAACTGATTTGTTGTTGTTTGGTCTGAGCCTGCAACAACGATAAAAACCTGACTGTTGCGACACCAGATCATCAACTGATTCGAGCCAACCTCACCCCAGTTAGCAGTTGACCCGTTACTCAGGCCAACATTTGAAGCGCCTTGGATCAGCATTGCTGTTTTGGCTCGCTCATTGCAAGCCGCTTGTCCGTAAATCACATCGCGTACGGACACGCTCACTGCCGGCGGAGTGATCGCCCGCGCAAACGACATCGTGGGAGCGAACAGCTTTGCTTGCGGGGTCGGGGAGTCAGCAGTCTGAGCTGCAACAGGACTGATACTCAGCGTAGCTAGCGCACTTAGCGCAGTTTTTAAAATCATTCGCATGATCAACGCTTTCCGGATACTACAGGAGATTCAAAATTTGTGCCTTGATGGCCTCTAAACCCTGCATCACCTGAGGACAGTGCAACCTAGGCGCACGTGGGATTAAACGGGTTGGTGAGTACGTCCAGTAGTTTGTCTTGCGATTGCCTGTTAGTAATCCTGCTTGAATTCCGTCGCACAGAAGTTCGTAACAGTAAGCCGAGCGGCGTACAAATTTAAGCTGCGGTTTTTTAAATGTCGCAGCTCGAAGAG